AATTCTTACCCGTTCTTTCTTGTATAAATCGAATCCAAGATCGATCAGAACATCTATCGTATCTCCGTCCAGTACTTTTACTATCTTTGTCACTCGGAAGTTGTAACAACTCTTTCTTGACGGTGGAACCATTGCTCCCATCTTCTTCCTCCCATAGGTCTAGTGATCTATTTATAGAATCTTCTGGGGTAGTTCTAGTTTGCTGTGCTTCATGATCTCTTATTTTCTGTATCCATTCATTAGGATTTGCCTCTGCTTTAGGTGCAAAATATCCTGCTCCAATAAAAGCAACCGCCACAGATCCAAATAGACCTATAGCGGCTACTACTTTTTCATTGGCACGAACTCTTTCAGTGAGCTCCTTCTGTTTCTCCAGTAATCTCTCTACCTGCGTCTCCAAGACTGCTATCTTCACTTCGTTGCTCATTAGGATACCAAGTATCATACATGAATATGTAGTAAATTGTCAATGAGACTGCAACCAAAAGAATAGCAATCATTATATTAACTGATTGTACTACTTCACTGTACATGGATAACTCCTTTCATACCAGCACCTTCATGAGGAGCACATTTAAAATCATAATCTCCTGCAGTAGCAAACTTAATTTCTTGTGTCTCACCAGGAGTAAACATCAATGACTCTCTTGATAAACTTGCAAATTTATCAAAGATGATGTTGTGAGGAGGTAATGCATTATTAACAAAAGTAACTGTCTCACCAGCATCAATAGTAATCTCATTTGGTTCAAAGACTAAATTACCCTCATAACCCATTTGTATCTCAGTAGCATATGCTTGTGCTGCTAATGAAAATGATAGAAAAAGTGAAGTGAGCATGATAGTTAATCTGCTCATCCACCACATAATTTCGTCTCTCATAATTAATGTCCCATAGGTATACCTGCTGCCATAAAGTCAGCAACTTTTTTTACTTCTTCACTCACACAATAATCAATAAAATGAGGATGATCCTGTAAATAGGGAACATCCTCTTTGGAATTTTGTATTGCGTTATATGAATCTACAGCGTACTCGCAAATTTCATAATGCTGTAGTTGTGTGTCGTGATAACCGACAGTGTAATGATTCTGTTGAGTCAGGGGCATGATTCTTCAATCCCATACTACCCATATTTATAGCACAAAGTAGTAAAAAATACCTATTTGTGTGTGGACTCACTGACTCTGTGTTGATATTCTAGTTTGTATATCCTACTGCTGAAACTTCAACTGCATTACCAGTGACATAGATTTTATCTTTCTGATGTTTTTCAACATACTCAACAGTGTTATTAAGTTGAGTAAAAGATCCAATCACAGCGTCAGCTGAATCAGTTCTAAACACAACCGCATTTCCAGCAGTTGCTACTATTCTTACAACAGTAGCATCACCAACAGTTGTTGCTGATCCACTTCCTGCTGCTAATGCTGCTTTTGCTCCTACTGGTAAAACCCGTGCCATTTCTTTATAAACTCTTGATATAATTTATTTATAAAAGGATTGCACCGATGACAAATCCTTTAACAAAAGCAATGCAAGTTACTTGATAGTCAGTCCATCCAAACTTGTCTTGGCACTTTTTAATAAGTGCCTTATCCCATTCAACTACTTTGTTGAATCCTGCTTTCACTTTAGTGAATAGAAAAGTTGAGTTATCAGATGCCATGTTTATAGTGTATAAGGTTTGTCGTCAGTGCTAATCTTAATAGGTGCTTGCTCAATTCTAATTGTTTGAGTAGGACCAGTCTGTGATGCTTTCTCAATTAATAATTCTAAATCCTTTTTAGTGATGCCACCACCACCATTGCCGTTGCCGTTACCATTACCGTTACCATTGTTCTGCATCTTCATAGTTCCATCACCCTTCTTACTAGCAGTCTGAATTCCAAAGCTAGCTAAAACTCCTGTAAAAACCGAAGCTATAAATGTTGGATCTATTTTCTGTTGTGGTACACCTGGAATAGCAACATAATTTAATGTCAATATTCCACCCGACCAGGCCAACACAGTAATACGAACAAATGTACTAATGATTGCTGCTTGTTCTTCAGCATCTGGTATAATAGCAGACTTTACTTTACCAAAGAAACCTTTTTTCCTTTCTTCTTCAGGATGTTCTTCTTCAAGAACTTCTTCCTTTACTTCATCTGCCATAGTAATCAAGCAACTACCTTATTTAGAAATCAGGAAGTTCAGGACCAGCAGATTGTGGAACAGGAGCAGAAGGTTGTGGTTGTGTTGCCATAGGAAGTCCGACATCACCTGTAAGAGCACCTCCTCCTAGAGCAGCTCCACCAATGCCTCCCATAACCTGTGATTTAATGCCATCAATGATGGAATCCCTGTTGACATATACATATACACCACTAGCAGCAATGGCACTAGATACAGCGAAAGACGCAACAGCAAGTACATTTATAACTTTTTGCATTTTATTACAGCAAGTAAGTTATTTATTATAATACGCATCGTAATATTTGACAATCCCTGCGGATATCTTATGACCTTTCTCTATCCATTCGTCTGCACATTCGTAAATGGATTGATTAGAATATTTTCCCTTTCCAAATTCTTTAAACAAAATCAATAAGACTTGCTGCCTTAATTTTAATTGTTCTTCTGTTAGTGTGTCGTTCACGTTAATCCTCCATCATGTAAGACATCATAGTCATGAATAGTGTCGTTACCATTATAACACCAATCACCATTGTAACAACCATTTGATAAGTCTCTGCTAGATTAATCATATTAACCCCAAAGAACCTGCTGTTATTCCTACAGTCACAAAAAAACCAAACTCTACAAGATCTCTAGATCCTGCAGGTAGTGATGTTAATAGAACTGCTAGTGGTATCATTGAAATACAAAAGATAGACCGTTTGTATATGCAGTAAATGCTACTGCTGCTACGAAAATTAATTGATACATGCTTGTAAAATTAAAATAAGTACTCCGACCATCGCTAGACGGCCATTCCAACGTTCAGCAAATCTCCAATAATGATGATGTGGATCCATTATGCTCCTGATGGGACAGCAGCAGGAACCATTTCCCGTGAACGGATTCTGATTCCTTTACCACCATCGTCATCATCGTCATCATCAAAACCACGTAAAAGTAATTCCACCATTACAAGTGCTGCCATAGGATAAAAGATCCATAAAACTGCTTTCCATATTGGGAACGATTCTACTGCGGTTTGTAATTCACCCATTTATTTGAGTTTGCTGATAAACTTACGAGTAACTATTTAGTTTTGTAAAGTTTTGGAGTAAGTAATTATACTAGACCAGGAATGATTTGTCCAGTGAAGCTGTAACTAGCAAAGGCAGCGACGCAGCCAACGATAGCAGCAATACCATTCCACTTCTCAGCGATGGAGAAGTCAACTTGATTTGTTTCATTGTTCTTAGTTTGGTTTGCCATTAGTAGATACCTGGAATAATATGTCCTGTAAATGCGTAGGTTCCACATATGAATAGGAATCCCATCATTGCTGCACGTCCTTGTGCTCTTAAAAATATGTTTTCGTTTTTCATTAGAAGATACCTGGAATGATTTGTCC